AGCGAATGCCGTAGCATTAGCAATACCCATTACCATTGGAACGAGTTTGTTAATATCACCGCCAGCAGAAGTCAATTGAGCAATAGCCGATGTCATATCTGTAAACCCATAACTGGTCTCATCAGAGAACCACATGAGTTTATCCAAATATTTATTAACTTCATCAATCGATTTACCAGTGGCGTTTATTATTGTTTGAACAGAAGAAGTCTTCTGTCCATATTTATTCCAACCAGCAGCTATTTGATCAACTGAAAGTGATTTAACTAATTGTATACCAGCATTTACTGCTGAATTAGTTATATTAGCGAGAGCGGTTACCGCCATGACTTCTAAGGCCGAAAATTTAACGCGAACCGTATCAACTGCATTTGCTAATGGTGACATATTGACGTTCTTGGCCGCCGAATCAATATTATCGAAACCCTTAGCCGCACCATCCAGTCTTAAAGCTCGTTTTAGTCGATCGAGTGTGCTCAAGCTAGTTTGTACGTTGCTCTCAAATTGCTTGTTGTCAAACTGCATCGAAACGACTCTTTCGTCAATTGTTTTGCTCATAGCTTAGTAACCTCCTCCCATGCGTCATTCACTATTTGATCAAAAATAGGCTGAATAGCAGGATTGATGTAATCTCTCCCTTCTACCCAGCCTCCAGTCCCAGTCCCATGACCATACTGAAGAATTATAGCTATAGGAACGCCTTGATTAATATTAGAATTAAAAAAATTTATTTGAATTGAACCACGGCTATGATTTATTTCATAGTACCAAGAGCTAGCGGTTTCCCCAGAGTCCTTTGGAGTAGCCGAAGCAAGAGCATCAACTCCGGCCCGACCATATTTATCGAGATCACTAAGACGGATTACCTCTTTTGCTCTTTGCAAAAAACGAGTAAGTCTTGAGAAATCACCCTTATGCTTGAAAGTTATCATAAACGGGCCCTCCTCGATCGTTAACCTTTAGTATTAAGTTGTTTTCGTCTTGCAGCATTAATTGCTGCATTGCGACTCCATATATCACGTTTGCTCATTTTTTTAGGTGGCTTATTTTTAATATTGCACACCTTGATTAAAGTAAGAAGACGATTAAGGTGCCATTTCTGGCATTCAAACGGAATATTAAGTGCGATCATCCAATAATAAATAAGTTCCGATGTGACCTGTTCTTTACTAGTTTTACCAATCTTGTTATCTGAAAAATAAGTAGCAGTCATAGGAGCTTCTATGTATTTGGTGATCTGGTCCATATTATCTTTTGTAAGACATTCATAAACCTCAGGCTTGATATTCTGTGTAATTGTCATGCATTTTATGTAATCTATGATTTCTTCGTGGGTTTTCTGAGTCTTAGAAAAAAAGACCTTGCACCACTTAGATTCCCATTTTGAAAGAGAGACGAGAGAATGCTCCAATTGCAATGTCTGTTCTTTCGTTGAGATAAACGTCTGGCTTGCTTCGTCCCAGAGATCAGTTTCTGGTATAGTTATTTGAAGCATTTCTCAGTCCCTCCGTAAATATCGTGTTTAGTTGTTTGTAGGAACTACTACAGGATTAGACTTCTTATCAATAGAAGGCATTATTCCATTAACAAACGCCGCTGCTTCTTCAGCATTAGTAGCCAATTCCATGAAAAGAACCGAATAAGCCTCGGTCTGGGCAAAAGCAGTGCTGAGTTCCTCAGACTTGATAAAGCGCTTACCATCAGGACTCTTTACACCATAAGCTTTAAGTATAAGGTCCTTAAATATCTTAATAATCGCCGGAACGTCCTGGGTCTCGATGATCTTGTTAATCATCTCAGTAAGACCACCGGAAGTGCTCATTTCCATCTCCATACATTCTGCCTTAGACAGATTAAAGAAATAGGTTTCGGTGTGAGTTATTTCGTTATAATCAGTGTAAGTAATAGTCTTTTTAAGCATGGTTTTCTCCTTTCAACAATAAAAAGGGACGCCAGCTTAACCTGATACGTCCCTAAAAGTTCTAAAAATTATTTATATCAAGCCTTAGTCATAATAGTCTTAACTTCATCAGGCAGCGGCAGAGTGGGTTCGGTACTTTCGCCGCCGTAAAGTTTCTCCTCAAGAGCCGCCAGACAAGTCGGATCAGCCTTAGTGGAATCAATAGTTATGCTAGCAGTGGGCTTGAAACCGGTAACGGAGACCGGAGTAGTGGTGATCTCCCAAGAGAAAGTGATCGCTTCGGGACTATCATTGATAGTTTCGTACGCTTTCTCAGAAGGAGATGCAGTAGCACCATAAATAAGATGAAGCTTGTAACCATGGTCAGTACCATCGGTGTCGTTACCAACAGTGGTACGATAGCACAAACCAAACATCTTACGAGCCTGCTGACCTATACTAACACCATCGGCGAGACTAGCGGAGCCGTCGCAAGCAGCGAACTCGTCAGGATAAGTATAAGCCTCGATAGTCGCACCGAATTCCTCGGTAGACCTCAAATCGAGATACTTAATGTCATCTGCATAAAGCGGAGTAGATTCAGCACCAGAAGGGCTTTCAGTAATAGCAGTGAGACCGTTCCAAGCAACACCATTACCATAGACGTTGGAGTCCATAACATAAAGAACACCCTGCTTTACACCAGTTTCATAAAGACGCTCGCCAGAAGCATCCCAGGTAAGTTTAGACATAGTATAATCCTCCCTTAATAATATATAGTGAATACATCATGATTTAAATTGTCTACTGTAAAATGTCTATCAAATCGACATCTCGGCAACAGTGAAATACGTCTTGGTAACTCACTATCCGGATCTCGATAGATAGCTGTAATTTCATAAGAATCGTCCTGCTTATAGACATTGTTATTGGCAAATGAGTTGTCTATAGATCTACGAGAGTAGACAATTGCGTCGTAGTTCATACGCAGGGATGCGGGGGGTTGAAAATATACATTACCGCTGCCTAAAACTTCCTCGAGTAAAGTTTGCAGATCAAGTCGGCTACCCATTCCAAACACCCCCCGCAGTAAGAATGAGTCTTGGTGGCTGAACTTCGACATTACTAATCTTCCATTTAGTCCCCATGAACTCTATATACCGCATCATATGGAAATTCTTATCAGCATATGGGTCCGCCACAATACTAATTTCATTTGAGATATTAATATTATCATTGAGTTGATTTGCTGATTGGAGACGACGACTATTTCGAACTAGTTCACCGTAGTAATTACGCTCAACAATCTTCTCGACATGGACTCCAGGCGCAGACTCAACTGATTCGGCAAAGCCTATTTTCCCATAGTATTTTGCCATTTTGAATTTCCTCCTGAATTAATTAGTCAGCAACAGCAGAAAGAGTAGCTGTAGCAGCAGTACCAGCACTAGAACCAGCCTTGGCATAGGTCACAGTACCTATCTTATTTGAAATACTGAAATCGATAGGAATATAGTAATTGCTCGGGCCAATCTGTATTACAGCACGCTTAAGAAAAGCATCCTGAAGTTCACTAGTCTTATACTTAACAGTGCATTCAGAGTCTACGTAAGCGGAAGGAGAAGAAGTCTCGCCGGACTTACCATAAATTATGATAGCAGCTACATTCTTATCTTTAGCCTGGTCATAAATCTTAGCCATAATATTTATCCTCCTTTAATTATTCAGTAGCAAGTTCGAGAACAAGAGCAGAGTAAGGCTTGGTCAAAGCGCCGGAGCAACGAGTCTCGATCAGGTACTTCTGCTGGTTGTAGTCGATATCAAAGTCGTCAAACATGTTAATAGCGCCACCCTTGTCAGCACCGACATTATAGTCGTTCAGATTCACTATAATACCAATAAGATCACCACCATTGGGACCCTTAGCGCCTTCCATTACAGGAACAGTTACGATATTGCTTACGCGCATAGCGGCAGCAACATCGGACTCGTTCTTGTACAGACGATGACCCATAGTATCTTCAAGAAGAAGAGCATCTGTAAGCCAATCTTCGGTCGTGAAGAAAGTAGGATTACCAGAACCCTTGTATTCTTTACGAGCCTTTACGGCAGCACGAATCATAGCCTTAGCCTTATCGTCAGTAGTAGCGCTAGCAGCAACATTTACTGGCACACGAACAGAATACAATTCAGCATCAGATGCAATAGGACGAATATTCTGTTCATTGATCTTGTCGTCACTGGAGGATAAACGACCGTCGCCGATAAGAATGGCACGAGCAATTTCCTCGTTAAGCATCATACGCATCTCAGACTTCAACCAAGCAACAACATCAAAATCAGTGATATCGATAATATCGTCACGATCAAGCTTCTGCTTCTTATAGATAGTGGTAGGTGTAGTTGAACGCTTGAGAAGAGTGAATACTTCTTCTTTCTTCAGGTTGCCCTTAATGTAACCCTTAGCCCTAGCTTCATCAGCAGTGATATCAGCAAAGCTAGACTTAATACGAGAGAAAGGTGTACGGTGGACACCATTCATAACCTTGCTTACCCAGTCAGTTTCACGCTTTATGAACTCAGGAGGGTTATTCAAAGACTCGGCTTCAGGGAACAGATAATCTATCTGCTTTATGCCATATTCATCGGCATGAGCAAGAAAGCTCTCCTTAAGACTGCCAAAACGCTTACCATCAGAGATAATAGCATTCATGGCATCATGACTAAGAACATCATTCTTTTTCTCTTCGGTCTGATCAAATACATTATGCTTCATTTCATTTCCTCCTTCAGATTCTTCATTATCGGACTCTTCACCTTCTTCAAGCGCCTGTCCTATTATTGCATATACAACATTTTTCTGTTTTTCGCTAAGAGTATTAAATACGTCAGCGACTGTTTCTTCCTTATTGGTTTCGACATTCTTATCGGTTTCGTCCATTTTTTTATCCTCACTTTCATTAGAATGGGATAACACTATGTCTTCACCAGTATAGATGATAGCATCTTCATCAGATTCCTCACCATGCATAATGATAGAATCGATAAACGCACCAGGATTTGCACCGGCAAGAACAAGACTTACTTCACGAATATTACCGTGGACAACATTGTTCAAATTTTGTTTAAGCTGATTTGCCCAAATGGAAAGTGCACACACATCACCATGTTGAACGAGCAATTTACCAGTTTTACCTGCTTCTGAATCATTGAACGTGCAATATGCATAAACACCTTCATCACGATTCTGCAAGAGAGCATGACCCAAAACATTAGTCGGGTCATTGTGCTGATGATTCCAAACAAGAGGAACCGATTTGCCATCATTATCTTTAAATGCATCTTTCATGATGGTTCGTCCATCAGAGCACTTAAGATTAGCTTTGGTCGCCCAACCGCTAAAATCAAATTTTTCCATTTTGATTTTTGCCTCCTTCTTCAAAATCTTTTGCTAAATCACGTGTAAAAACCGAATTATCTTTTTTAGATTGACTTATATTGCTGTTTATAAGTTCGTCAGCTTTAGGATCATTAGATGGTTTCATTCCGACTATCTGTCGAATTTCATTAGATGTAAGAATTTCATTTCGAGTAAACTTATCTGCAATTTCAGCAATGTCATTAACTGGGACAAGTTTAAACGGATCTCTAAAGAACTCGATTGACTGTCTTTGTGACCTAGCAGTTTTAGTTAAAAATTTTCGTTTCATTTCGTCTACTATAGCCGACACAATTGGCTCAATAGTTCGAGTATAATAATTAATCATCGTCTTCTCGTCCGCTGTACCATCTAAGATAGTCTGGGTAATACCTAACTGGCTGTATAGCATACTCGTTAAATATTCAACCTGCTTCATTAGATTGTTCTCAACAGAACGATTCAACTGGGTAATATGTTCAGTACCATCTGTATAAGCAATACCATACTTAGAACCTGCTAACTGCATCTCTATGTCTTTTCGACGTTGCTCTGCTTGCTGGCGCCTCGCTTCGGTCTTGATTATATAAGGAAGCTGAATAATCAAATCAAGTTTTCCAGATGC